TATTTATCTCTAAAATCAATATAACATTTTCTTTTTGTTTTATTAAACCTAATTACCTTTCCAACTCTATAGTTAGTAGTATCCATTATTTTATTACCAATTTTAATTTCTTTCATTTCTTTTTCCATTTTCCTTCTTTAAATCCTTTATTTATATAAGGAAGAATATCATTAGACCTAATAACTTCGATAACAGAAAATCCATATTTATTTTCAATATACTTTTTAATTTTTTCTCTACTTTTATTTTCTTCAATTAGTCCCATAGATTCATTAAGTTCTTTTCCCAAAGCTATCATTCCTTTTTCTTCAGAATTAAGAGCAAACGATTTTAATGTTTTTCCAGTCATTACGACTTCAGCAAATTGATTCATTGGCACAAATGCCGGCAAATGCCCTTCCCATTTTCCATGAGATGATCTTGTTAGATAATCATCGATGCTTCCTTGAGCAGCGATGTCCTTGGCCATATATTCAGAATATTTTGGATTTTCTTTTGCATTAAGTTTTGATTTATGAAAGTGATCTTCCTCACCCATTTTATCAATTTTAATAAGTTCTTTTTTTACTTTAACAAGCTCATCATCTACATCTTCTCCATCAAGAAATCTATCTGATAATTCTAACTCTTTTTTTTCCAGCTCTTCTTTTTTACTTTTATCAATCTTAGCCCAACTCCTATGATTATACATCTCGCCACTATGAAAACTTGTTCCTGCTGTTGGAGTCATATTAAAATCAGGATGCTCCATTACATCTTGCTTCATTATAATTGATACTTCTCCATAGCCAGATCCATTTCCATTCGGACCCATAATGCTAAAGACATGTTGGTTTGTTCCTATTTCCCTATCGACTTCATATCCTATCGACCCTTCTTTTTCATTTTCTATAGCTTCCGATAATTTACTTCTAAAAGTATCATTCAATTCGCTTAATATTTTTTTTATTTTATATTTATGATCTTCCTCTTCATCGAGTATTATATTTTTTATAGGATATAAAGATTCCACATCAATGCCTTTAATATCATCTATTTATTTTTAACCCTATCAAGTAATTTATTGGCTATTTCATTTCCGAACCTTGGTCTAATTTCGCTTTCTATAAGAGCATACCCATTTTGTTTTCCAGATTCTCCCAATTCCTCTAATGATTTTAATCCACCACTTTTCAATACTCTTAAAAATTTGTCTACATTTAATGAATGTACTGGAGTAAGATTCTGAGCGAATGATTCATATTCCTTGATATCTACAGTATTTCTTTCAAGCTCTACTATCTTCTTTTCCTGATCATCTATATATTTATCTATTGATTTTCTTTTTCGATTAATGTCATTAATTTCATTTAAATCTTGACTTTCGGCCAACTTCTCAATCAACAACTTTCTTTCTAATCTATTCTCTTTTAATGCATTTTTTATAGATTCAAGTTGTACTGTCTTTTCCGGAACACTTTCTCCCAACGGTATTTTATCGATCTCATCATTCAAAAACTTCTCATTGGCTTTAAAATCTATTCCTTTATTTAATCCTTTTACTTCTATGAATGATTTTGTTTTATCTTCAGGTTTTTCTTTTATCTTCTTTTCTTTCTTTACTGGCACCCATAAACCTTCTTTTATTTTTTTTCGGCCCTTGCTTATGGTTCCGATAGGCATTCGTTTTGATTTTATAAGATTTCGGTTCATAAATTTATCAAAAAAATTATATACATCTTTAGTATTTTTTTTAAGATCTTCTGGATTATTTATATATTCAGCAAGCCCATCTGCAAAATATTCTCCGAGTAAATGTTTTTTTTCACTATGTATTTCCCCTTTATATGACATCTGATCAGCTATTGAAGAGAATTTTTTTAATATATCTGGATTCTCTATATGATAAACATGTGATATTTCGTGAGTTAGAATCCATTTATCTTTTTTATTTCCGCTATATAGCCACCCTCGAGGGAAGTTCAATTCGGTCTTTTTCTGATCATACCATGCACTTATCCATAAACCAGAATCATTTGTTGTTTTATCTCCAAAAGGAGCCCATTTGGTTTCTTTTAAAACATTTCTTATTTTTTCTGGAAACTTTGCGACTATATTTTTTATTTTATTTATATCAGCTTTTGCCTCTTCTGGTTTTCCTCTTTCTTTCCATAATTCAGTCCATGCATAGTTTATTTTCATTTTAGTTTTTCTTTCTTTCTTTATTGGAACCCATAAGCCCTCTTTAACTTTCTTACGACCTTTAGATACAGTACCTATGGGCATTTTTTTTGATTTTATTAAATCTTTATTTTTATGTATAACATTTTCTTTTGATAGATCATCAACAAGATCTTTATTATGATGCCCAATCAATCCCCATATTCCTGTTTTTAAAATTGTAAGGTTTAAATACTCTTGAGTAAATGGAATCCCAAAATATTCTTCAACTTTATTATCTAGGGATCCTTTAATTGTTGGATCAATAACATTATTATTTTTATCTATTACCCATGCATGAGCTAGTGGGATTCCACAAACAGATGTAAACCCTTCTACATAAGTTAAATTTTTATTACTCGATGCAAGAGTTCCAGCATTCCGATAACACTGATGAACCGTTCCCCTTTTCCCTTTATATGTATCTTTAGTTACATTAAAATTTCTTCCATGTTCTTTTAATTTAGAATATATATTATCTGTCGATCCTACTCCTTTGTACATTGTTACCATCAGGTTTATATGCTCTTGTAATTGAGAAAGTTTGGTTTTCTTTTTTACTTTTACTTTTTTTGTTCTTGTATCAATTCTAAAATAAGCTTTTCTTTTACCAGAAGCTGGTACATAAACTCTTTTTGCTTTAATAAGCATTCTACTCATTTTAATTTTCCTATTTCCTCATTGGTTAATTTTGTTCCTTTTTTTGATCTTGCCTCATCAACTAATTTTCGTTCTTCATTGTCCTGTATTATCCCTTCTTTTAAAGCATTAATAAAATTATCAGTAGACTTCTTTAATTGATTCTTTTTTAATTTTCCCATCTTTAACCATCTCCTTAGCTATAATTTTCAATTTTTCCTTCATTTTCTCTTTATCAAATAAGTAATTTTTTAAAGTATTTATAGAACTCTTTCTTATATCCTTCAGGTCGCCCATATTTTCAACAATAATAAAATTTACTTTATTTTTATATTTTCTATGGAGATTCAAAATAGTTTTTGGATAATTTCCAGACATCCTTAAAAAATGTTCTAATGGAACATGTCTTCTTCCCGAAGCAGTTCTTTCCAAAACAGAAGCCCACGCTTTTTCAGCACTTCGGACAACAACAATAACTTCAGCTTTATATCCATTCTTTAAGGCTGATTCAATTCTCCTGATCGACCCGCTCTTTGAACTCATCGTCGAATCATAAATCAGAGGATATTGATCTTTGTCTTTAGCTATAATTTCAACTGCAGTAGTTTTTCCAGCACCCGGAGATCCAGCGGTAAGAAGCACCGTATTATTGCCTTTGCCCTTTCTTTTAGTAATTTCAGAATCCCACATTTCATTAGTCATTATTGAAGCAGCTTCATGATATTTTGCTGCATTAAGTACATTATATCCAATAGGCTTGAAAAAGGATCTTGCAATATCAGAATCCATTACAACTTTATTTTCTTTTAAATACTGAGATTTTAGTTCTTTCTTATGAATACCATACCATTCGATCGATTTCACTTCTGCCTTTTCATCTGATAGATTCGCTATATTTTTATCATATACATTTTTCTTTTTACCAATTTCTCCGACTAATTGCCATTTTCCTTTGGCTACTTTCTTAAATTTTCCACCCTTCCAATTTTTCATAGTTCCTATAGGCAATGATTTTGACTTTAATAGATTTTTATTATCACTATATATCTTATCATATTTTGATTTTTCAATTTTCCTTCTTTTCGAGTATTCGATTTCTTTTCTAATTTCTCTATTTATCATACCGGTAACTAAAACTTTTCTATTTAAAACAAGTTCCTTTATTTCTTTCAATTGCCTTCTTCTTCCTTTTAATTTAGAATCATAAGGGCTCCGTTCTATTTTTGGTTTAAGTTCTTTTAACTCTATATTTATTTTTTTTATCTTTTTATTTATTCCAATTAATTCTTTTTTATCATTTGCTGTTTCCTTTATCTTTGCAATCTTTTTACCCAATTTTTCTTTAATCTCTTTTTTCTTTTCAATCATTAATTTATTTGTAATTTCTTCAATTCCTTTTTCTTTTGTTTTTATTATATTTTTTTCTTTTTTATCACTTATTTCAATTTTTTTAACTCTTTTTAAAACTTCTATATTTTTTATATTTAAATAATCATAAACTGCTTTTCTGTGCAATCCATCCATTATTTTATTATTTTCATCTACAACGATTGGACTTAATTTTCCACCTGATTTTATTTTATCAATTAATGAATGAATAATTCCAAGAGATTCTTCAAAATTTGAATTCTTTGTATATTCTTCATAAGAAAGTCCACCTTTTATTTTATTAAATTCAATTTCTTTTTTTACAAATTTATCTCCTTTTTTCGCATCAAAAATTATATCACTCGATTTCATTCCTAGAGTTTGTATCTTTCGAATATCCTCCAAAGAATATATTTTTATTTTCTTCTTTTCTTTCTTTACTTCCTGCCATTTCCCTTCAGCGACCTTTTTATATTTCTTTCCTCTCCAATCTTTTACAGTCCCTATAGGCAATCGTTTGCTTTTCGTCAAGTCGATTGATTTTTCTAATTTCTCTTTAGAGATTATCTTATTCATTATTGTTATTGCTACAGGTTGATAATTACTTAAGACTTCCATGTACCCTTCATTTACTACTCTTCCTAGCATATACCATTTGAATATCGTAGCTAATATTTCACTTTCCTTTTCATAAGTATGTTCTAATAGAAAGACTCTTCCGTCTCCCTTGTTTTTCTTCAATTCTCTTTTCATTTTTCCTAGTTTTACTCGTATACCCAAGGAGAGATTCTCCCATCTGCATAATTGATGTGATAGTTCATGTAAAAAATCTCCCCTCCAATCTGGACATTTGGCAAAAATGTTTATTACTCCTTCAGTGTATTCTGCTCTTAAATCATCTTCACTATTATCTTTATAAAGATTAACGATAATCGGATTCTTAAATTTAATGATTTTGTTTATATTAAATATTAAAAACGCAAGTTTTTCTTTGACATCTCTAGCTCTTTCATTCGGCCATCCCAGATTTTCAATAATTAATAGTTTCTCCATTCTTTCTATATGTTTATTCTATTTTTAGCATATTCACTTTCTGTTTTGATTTCGTCTTCCGGTTCTGCAGGGTATTGCATGAAATCATTAATTCTCCATTTAAATTCCTGTTTAAAATCTTTATATCTTTTAAGCAATTCTCCTGTATTTTCTGGTTTTAATTTTCCTGCTATTTCTTTACAAATATCGTCTAGCAATTTAAAACAATCTTCTACTTCCTTTTTAAATTTGTCAAATCCTTTTGGCATTTGTTTCTTCTGTTGCATTACTTTCTTCGTTACGCTTTCCATTGTTGGTATTGCTTTCTGTAACTTTCCTTCACCATCCACCGTTGTGGATTTTGTAAAGTCTTCCCCTTCATCCAAAAAAGGGCTTTCTTTCATTTCTTCATTGTTGTTGTTTTTTTCTTCACTCATTTTACTTTCCTCCTGATTTATTTAATTATGCTCTTTTTGCTTCTATTTTAGCTGCTACTTTTTTATCTTTATTTATTTTAAAATTAAGTTTTTTATCTATTTTTCCAGCATTCTTTAAATTCATTTGATTTTTTAAATTCATTCTTAATCTATCGTTTGCCATATCTAATGTTTTCGCATCTTCCGCATTTAATCCTCTTACACTTTTCTCTTTCTTAAAATCAGGTTGAGTTGATGATGAAGCCTGAGCTGTTCGTTTAATAGCTCTTTCAACATCAACAACATTCATCTTTAATTTTCCTGCAATTAAATGCATGTTATCTCCACTATCATACATTCTTCTTACCTTAGAGTCTTTGCCTCCACCTGTTTTTTCTTTTTCTACAACCCCTGAAGTATAACTTGCTTTTTTTCCATCTGGAAATTTTACAACTACGAGATCATCTCCGATTTTAACAACCTTTCCGGTTTGTCCTCGTCTATTGGCTGGATCCGTTGTAAGATCTCTGGGAATTTTAACGGTATCTCCTGTACTCAATCCTTTTTCATTTTCAGAACCTCCACCTCCCTGTCCGCCGCCTTTCTTGTCTGATTTCGTTCCATCTTTTCCTTTTTTCACCGGAACCCATTTTCCATCCGCTATCTTTTTATAACCCTTCGAAATAGTACCTACAGGCACTTTTTTTGCCTTCATAAGATCTCCTTGCTCATTCAATGTGGTACTTTTGAAAAAATCTTCTTCTTCAATAAATGGTTGTTTCATAATACTTCCTCCTCAATTTTATAAACTATTTTGTTAATTTCTGGATCCCATGCTTCTTCCATAGGATCAATTTCTTCTGCATAATGGTTACAATGGGGATGTGTTGGAAAACATATCCACCAGTTTGCTCCGCTTCTACCTACATTTGATTTTCCTCTCCATATTGCTATTGTCGCATGTTCATCTACAATTTTATCATCACTTAAAGGTTTATCGCTCCATAACATTACTGTTCCTAATGCTGATTCACAAAAATCACATGTTCCTCTATCTACTTGTCCAGCATATACAAAATATGTTTTCTTTTTTGCTTTTCTATTTTGTTCAGCGACGGCGGACATGTAGCCGTTATTTTGGGCATAACTAAATTCGGTTAATACAACTCTTCTCCAATCTCGATTTATTGAATCTATAGTATCATTTTTAAATCTCTGTCCTAGTTCGTCTGATGGATCTACCCAATATAATCTGGAAATCATTTCTTGTGCAGTTATTCCATCCTCTAATCCTCCAACAATTTGTTTTCTTACCATTTTAATGATTTTGTTTTTTAAACTTCCATCTTCTATAGCAAGATGTTCTCCAGCGTGTTCCTTTGCATATTCAATTGCTGATCTTTCTGGGCTAGACAGGTTAAAATTTTTTACCGCATCATCTATTGTTTGAGGTATTTGTCCATATTCTTCTTCTATTTCATCATAGCTCATATTCTTTACTTCATTTAAATTTTTTCCTTCAGCTTCCATTGATTGTAAAAGTTTCCCCATTAATCCAGCTCTTACAACTAATTCTTCTTCTGCATTTCCTATTCTATCATCTAAAAAGTTTACAATATCATCTGTCATTATTTTCCACTCTTCATTCGTCATTAATTCGCCGGTGTTTGGATTGTACTTTACCTTTCCCTTAAATTTAAAAGGATCTATTGGCTTTCCTTTATTAAAGTTAAACTTCTGAAAGAAATTAGATGCTATTCTAAATTTATCCTTCAGCTTTGAAAATAATGATTTATAAAATAATTCTCCTTCTAACCTTTCGCCATTTACTATTCGATTCAAGACATCTATAGGGATTTTAAAAGATTTTTTCATTACAAGATCAGGGTCGACACCGAGTTTTAAACTTAAACTAATCGGTACCATCTCTAAAACTTTTTCTACATATTCAAGAAACGCCATTTGGTATTCCTGCATGAATCTAAATTCTGAAAAATTATAGGACTCTAACTTTGCGGTTGCTTTCATAAGTAGACTTTGAAGATTCATTTCATTACTTTGCAAATGATCTGGAATTACCAATCTCATTTTATTTTACCTTTCACCTCTCTAATTGATTTTACCACACCATCACAAATTAACTCTATAGGAATGTGGGTCATCGATCCATCATTTCCTTGCAAATGCACCGAATCATTTCCAATGTATACAATTTTTCCTTTATGCCCCTTTATTTCATACCAGTTATTCATCGAAATTATTCCCCTACTTAACAATCGTCTTCGTTTCCACCATTTTATTGTTTTATCTTTAACAATAGTAGAAACAAACCATAATGGAATAATAGAAAAAACCATTACAACCAGTCTAAGAAAATAGCTTCCAACCATCTGTTGTATTAATTCTTTATCAATAATATACTCCTATTAGGCTACTGTAGATAGCTTTATTGTCAACCACAGCAGCCCCCTTGAGTTTAATAACAATTGTCAATATCTATACCATTACTTTATTTTTCTTAATTATTCAACCCGGATCCATCTGCTTTTCCTTTTCCAGGACCGTTTCCTCTACCATAAGGTCCTGTTCCATCTGGAATATGTCCGCCTGGACCAGTTTTCTTTTTCTTCAATTTCCTTTTAGGTCTGCTTGATTTTTCTCTTTCTTCTTCTTCCGTTTCATCTTTATCTTCGTCTTCATCTTTCATTTTTTCTCGTTTGTCTTCTGGACATTCTTCTCCAGCTGCTTTCCTTTTGCCTATAGGACTATTTTGCTTTTGAAAACTATCTTTGTACGGACCAGTACCATCTCTTTTTCCACGTTCATTTTTTGCTTTTACTAGCTCTCCTGCTTCATTGATCCGAGTACTCTTAAAAAAATCGTCGTCTTCTAAAAATGCTTGTTTCATCGGGTTGCCTCCGCTTATTTAATTTTATTTTTTAATGAATTCTATAAAAGGACCTTTAACTGTTGTTCCGGCAATATTTTTTTGATCATCAAGTATTTTAAAATTAACATTCTTTCCGATATCTTTTGCACCGGGGGTTTCTTTTGTAGTTTTAAATTGTTTTCCATCTATAGTAACAATTGTATATGCATTTGCTGTTTTAAATCCACCAAATTTTCCTGATTCTTTACTTCCACTTTTTAATTCTTCTAAAATTTGATTCTTTTTCTTTAATGCACTATTTAATTTAGGACGAAACGAACCTGATCCACCCCTTTTTGGACCATAAGATGATGGCAATCCTAATTTAACTTTTTGCATATAATTATCTATATCGCTTTGAACTTGTTCTAATTCTTGGTTCAACCACTCTTTAGCTCCACCTGTATATTGATTTTCTTTCCCCTTTGATCCTTTGCCTTTTCCTACCGGCAACCATAGGCCTTCTTTGATTTTCTTACGACCCTTTGATACAGTTCCAATCGGTAATTTCTTTGCTTTAAATAATAATCTCATTTTAAAACTCCTCCAAGAAATTTATAAATTCTTGCCATCCGATTGACATTGATTTGTTTAACATTTTTGTAGCAATTGGATGGATGTCCCTCTGTACAATTAAGGTTACTGAGGCTGGTGTCATCTTTAACATCTTTGCTATTGCAACTTTTGAATATTGTTCTATCATAAGATCTAATACTTTTCGAGCTTTTTCCTTTTTTATTTTTCCTCTCAATATTTCTAAATTCTGCTTTAACTTCAATTGTTTTTCTTTCTTTTCTTCGGATTCTTTTTCTCTTGGATCTTCAATTGTTTCTTCCAATGGTCTCCCCTCGTTGCTTGAATTTATATCTAATGAAGAATTTTTTGCTGTTTTGTCGCTCTCTGCTTTTATTGCATTGCTAATAGAATATTTTATATATGATCCTACATAAGATGCAAATCCTTTTCCTGTTGGATTCTTTTTTAAATCAAATTTATTTATTGCCTTCAATACCCCAATATTCGCTTCTTGCTTTGATTCGGTTACATCTTTAATTCTACTCCACATTTTATTTATTATATGCTTTATTAAGCCTTGGTTGGCCATAATGAATTGGTCTCTATAAGATTTATCTGTTTTTAGTTTTTTTATATCATCTAAAGAAATATCACTCAATCTCATTGCTCTTTCTTTTTTTATGTCTATCCATTTGCCTTCTGCTATTTTTTTTCTTCCTTTAGACACAGTGCCAATTGGCATTTTCTTTGCTTTTAAAAGTAATTTCATTTGACTTCCTTATACATTAAATGAATTTTTTATTTCTCTATTAAGTTCATTCAATTGGGTATACAAAGAGCCTAAAGATCCTACATTTCCCCAATCAAGCTTTCCCGTACTTAGTTTTTCTACGGCTCTCTTTATATTATTCTGAATACTTGTTGTTTCAAATTCTATATTCTTTTTGTACCTTTCAATCTTTCCTTTTACTTCAGCATTGATAAATTCTGGTTTCTCTTTCTTTACAATTCCATCTACTACTTTTTGAGTCAATTTTCCTTTCCCTGCTTTCTTCACGGGAGCCCATTTTCCTTCCGCAATCTTCTTCATGCCTTTAGAAACAGTGCCGACTGGCATCTTTTTTGCTTTTAAAAGAGTAATCCCATCCTCACTTAATTTTGTTGATTTAAAAAAGTCTTCGTCATTTAAAAATACTTGTTTCATTGTATTGCCTCCTATTAATCTTATTATTTATATTCTTTTCCACTTGCTATATAATATTTATATTTTAAATTCTTTACTCTATTTTGATGTTCTATTCCCCCCTGAGTATCTTTTATACTATCAAGAGTTTCTTTATAATCTTCAGCAACCCTTTTAGATCCGGCACTTTCTATAAAACTAATTACATCTTCATTCATTATATTTATGTTATATTCTGGGGTATCTTTCATAAAACTAGGTATTTTCATTTTTTTTATTTTCTTTCTTATTTTTTCTTCTGCTTTTTTTATCTCTGAACTTTCAATCATTTTCATTTCTTTAAGTGAATAATCTGAACTCGTTTTGTTGTTCTTTTCAAGGTAATTACCTATATGTTTATATTTTCTAATAAAGTGTTCTTTATCACCTTGTTCTGGATCTTTCTTTTCAGGACTCTTTAATTTTTCATTTTTTGTTGATCCAGATTCTTTCCAACTTCCATTTTCTTGTTTTTCAACAGTTTTCCCTTTATATTCTTTTTTCGTTCCTACCTTATACTTTGATGGCTTCTCTGTCCCCTTCTGTCCCTTCTCGGCTTCTTTCTTATCAACCACTTTTCCTGTTTTCGGATCTACCCATTTATTTGGTCCAACTTTCTTTAATCCTGTTTTCTGGCTTACTTCTCCAACCTGATATCTTTTTGATTTAATAAGATCTCCTTGTTCATTCAAGGTCGTACTCTTAAAAAAATCGTCATCTTTTAAAAATGGTTGCTTCATAATTTTACTCCTATAGCTCGTTAATTATCTCAATATAATTATCTGTTGATTTTGACATTGCCTCTTCCAGCTCTAGCTCTCCAAAAGATTTTTTTGTTTCTTCTTCTTTCTTTACTGGTTTCCCAAACTTTTCTTCTTTTTCAATATCCTCATCAGTAATTCCATTTCCTCCAAAATCTCCTTCGTCTTCAAATCCGTCTTCTTCACCTTCCATCCCTTCCTGTTCTTTCATTTCAGCAGCTTGTTCTTTTTGCATTTTATATTGAACATAATTTGGATCTGATATTATATCTCCATACGGATCAGTTTTTAAATCATGTTCTTTTCTTTTTTCGTTAATTGTCATATATGTTTGGACTTGCCCTTTGTCAATATCTAATTCTGCCTGTTGGTCATGAGCCTCCATTCCTGTAAATGTAATTCTATATTTATCCCATGCTGGAACAAGCTTTTTTATTTTATTAATCCATATTTGATGAAATGTTAATATATCTTTTAGTCCTCTATCTTTACTATAAGCAATCTTCGCCTCTGGTTTTTCATAGGTTATTCCTTGACTACCTTCAAACTTTACTCCTAATTCTGCTGGGTCTATTCCATGTATTGCGCATATCCAACTGCTTAATACCTGTATATATCTATTAAATTCCATATCTCTATTCGATGGACCTAAAGGTTGATACTTTACTCCTTTTAAAAATGGAGTTTTCCACATTCCTTTTACTCCGCGAAACATGCTCATCCATTGTCTTTGTAGTTCTTCTATTTCTGTTTGATTCATATCACTGCCTTCAAATGATAAAATTCCTTTCGGCTGAGCAGCTATATTGAAGAAATTCTTATTATAAGCCATTGCAAATAACCATGCTGTTATTGCATCTATACACATCTCTTCGTATGAATATCCCCATCCCCTTAATCTTACATCAGTTCTTCTATTCATAAAATAAAATAACAAATCATCTTTTGTAAATTTTTCTACTATTTTTCCCTCTAATTCCTGTACAAATAATATCGATTTGTTTCCTAAATATCCTTTATCTTTTACTGTTCTATGAATAGTAGCTCCATCTAAAATAAAATAATCGATAAGATCTCCCTTTTTATTTTTTCTTAAACTTATCGCTATTTGATCTATTGTCATCATTTCTCTTGTTACTAAATCTATTACTTCTACCAACCCTTCCTCTCTATCTTCGGCTCCCTCAAAATCGGTATAGCCGCTATGTACAAAAAAATCTTCCATATCTTTCATTATTGATTTATCTTTTTTTGTAGGGGCAGCTTCCACATCCATCATTTTAGCTCTAAATCCTACATGATCATCATCTTGAGCTACTCTACAAAATTGTCTTAATTGCATACATCTTACATTTTGTATTGCACCTATTGGATATACTTTTTTTGCTATTTCTCGAAGAATAGAAAATGACATATTAAAGAATCTTCTTCTTATTCCTCTGG